AGACAATGTAGCAGTTGGAAAATCTGGAACTAAAGCTTTAGCATCAACTGGTGGAGCAAATACTGTAACTTCAACAGGAAACGTTGGTGGTTCAACAGCGAATGCAACATTAACAGAAGCTCAATTAGCATCACACTCACACGTTTCTTCTTTTAAACAAAATCAAAACTCTAACCCTTGGGGTAATGGTTTTACTCCTTTTGGTACTTCAACTCGTGTGTCTCCAAACGATTCAAACCAAAACTTTTTGAAAAATACAGGATCTGGTACAGGTCACTCACATAACATGAGTGCAACTTTTAGTGGTGATGCAACTTCGGTTGTTCAACCTTATTTAACACTTATTTATATAATTAAGACGTAGGAGAAATTATGGCAACAAACGCACAATGGACAGTAATATTTGATGATAAAAAAATCATAAAAAATTATGATGAGGGTGCTTCTGCAGGAATTGGCTATACAATTGATGATAATGCTTTTTGGAGTAGAGAAGATTATTCAAATTTTTGGGCTATTCAATACGGAACATCTGTTGCTACAGATGAAGTAGAGCATAGAGATCAAACACCTCACACATCTTGGGAAAGCACAGGGTTATCTTTTTCAGAATTTACTAACAAATGGGATTCAGCACATTTAGCACAACTACAATCTGATTGGGATAATGATAATCAAGATGGCGAAACTGAAGCAGAAAAAATAGCTAGATTAGGTGCAAGACCAACATCATACTCATCGTAATAACATCCAAGAAGTTAATATATATTTTTCACCTTTTAAAGGTGGATTACCTCTATGAACGTATGGAAATCCGGCAGGCCAAATAACTACTCTACCTGTTTTAGGTTGAACTCTTTTTGAAAAATTTAAAAATTCTGTTTCTCCACCTTCTTCTACATCATTAAGATATATAGAAAAAACAAAAGCTCTTGGCTCGGAATCAAATCCTCTACCATGTTCTATATGCCAAACATGATATCCTTCAGTAGGCAATGTTTTTTGTATTTTCATACCTGTGTAAAAAAATTTATCTTGACCATAGGCATCGAAAGCACCTACATTTTCGCAGTAATGTTTAAATGCTAAATCAAAATTATGTATCATCGGTTTAAAACTTTCCCACCATACATCTATCGTATCACTACCCATAAAATATTGTTGATCTTGTTTATTTAAAATAGACATTTTTTCAGAGGCTAATCTATTTACTGTTTTTGAAAATTTATTTTGATTTTCGTAAAATTGAATTGCTTTATTACATTCTTCTTTAGTTATGTAATTATCGTACACACCAATGTAATTAGTAATATTAACTGTTTTTTCGTTCATTTATTTTTCTCCTTTCACTAAAAACAGAGGTAATTGTTTCTTCTCCTAACCATGGAGTAGACCAACCGAAATCTTCACATTGTTCATACATATATTTTAAATAAAAATATGCTTGGGGATTCCAATTTCCATTGTCCAATATAGTTATATTTTTATAATTAAATTTTTCAATTAAATTTTGTGCTACTTCCTCTCTTTTAAACTTTGAACCAGGTCCTACATCATTATCAATAAGAACATAGTCAACATCTTTTAAAATTTGTGGAAACAAATTAAAATTTAAATCATATAGTTTTACATTTTTAGGCATTTCTTTTTCTAAACTTAATCTATATTTTTCATTGCATTCTAAAGATTTAACATTTTTAAAAATGTTACTAAAAAACAAAGTGGAAGCACCACTTCCAAATTCTAACATGGTTTTGTTTTTGGTATCTTGCTCTACTATCCATTTTAAAAAAGCATGAGTAAGCATTGGAAGTCCTTTAATCATTTATTTGTTCTTTCTTTTTATTAAATTTAAATCTATCATTTTGTTGTACATTAAAAACCAAACTGTACCTGTTATTATCTTCAATACTTTTATCGAATCCATGTAGAACATATGGAGGAAAAATATAATAATCTCCAACATTAGGTGTAATTTTTATGTTTAGTTCTGGTAAAATTAAATCACATCCTTTGGTTAAATATAATATGCCATGAAAACAATTGTGGTTATGATAGTTTAAATAATTACCTTTTTTTATTTCATTACCCCACGCGTTTTCTATAATCATTTTTTCTAAAAAATACTGAAATATTTCAGGGTGAGAAGTTTGATGTTTGTTTATCAAGTAAGTAATAAATTTATTAAAATTAGGATTATTAATAAAGTAATTCCATTCTGTCATTCCACCTTTTACATTAGTATAGTTTTCAAAATTTGGATTTAAATTATTTTTTATCTCTATCATGAAATTGTTAATTACCTCTGGATAAGGATAATGGCCAAAAATTATATTTACAGTTCGAGGATATGTAATATTTAAGCTATTTTTTTCTTCACTTAACTTATTATTTCTGTTAATTAAGGTAATCATTTTGCGACTTTCATTCTTTTAAAAAGTAATATATAAGCTACTATATGCTACAAAAATTAAAATTCAAGCCAGGTTTTAACAAGCAAGACACAGAATCAGGGGCCGAGGGTCAATGGACTGATGGTGATTTTGTTAGATTTAGATATGGACTACCTGAAAAAATAGGGGGTTGGCTACAATTAACAGCTGCTAATAAAACATTACCTGGGGCCGCAAGAGCACAAGTTGCATTCTCAAGTTTTGCAGGTGAAAAGTATACTGCTATTGGAACGTCTCAAGGACTATTCTTATATTATGGTAATGACTTCTATGACATCACTCCTTTAGATACAGCAATTACTGGAGGAACATTAACAACTGTTAATGGATCTAGAACAGTGACTATCAATAAAGGTTCACATGGTTTAGAAGTTGGACGATATGTAACTCTTTCATCTGTTTCAGTTACAGGGGCATCTGACTTTACATCTGGTGAACTAGAACAACCATATGAAATATTAACTGTACCCGACATAGATAAATTTACAGTGCAGGCTTCACGTGCTGAAGGAGGAAGCGGTATGACTGCAGCAGGATCTGTAACTGTCAATCCTTATGTTGAAGTTGGACCAACGACACAAACCACTGGATTTGGTTGGAGCACGTCAACATGGGGAGCATCAACTTGGGGCACAGCGAGAGCTACAAGTTCTGTGGTCCTAGATCCAGGAAACTGGAGTCTGGATAACTTTGGTCAAGTGTTAGTTGCAACAATATTTAATGGCAAAACATTTACATGGAACGCTGGCGCAACAAACCCTAGAACCATAAGAGCTTCACTAACAACATCTAATTTTCAAACTACTAACAACCCAACCGCTACTAGATTTACATTAGTATCTGATCGTGACAGACATTTATTTCACTTTGGAACTGAAACAACTATTGGTGATACTACGACACAGGATCCGATGTTTGTAAGATTTTCTAATCAAGAAGATTTAAATACGTACACACCAACGGCCACCAACACTGCAGGTACATTTAGATTAGATACTGGTAATGAAATACGAGCAGCCCTTCAAGGTAAAGATTATGTCTTTGTTATAACTGATCTTGCTGCTTATGTTATTCAATTTGTTGGTCCACCGTTTACATTTAGTGTTAGACAGGTAGGTACAAATTGTGGATGTATTTCTCAACACGCAGCGACATTCGTCAATGGTGCTGTGTTTTGGATGGGATCGCAGGGTGGATTCTTTGTATTTGATGGTACAGTAAAATCATTACCATCGCTTGTAGAAGATTTTGTATTTAGCACAGACGGAGATAATCTTGGATTAAACTTTAATTCAAGAGATGTTATCTTTGCAGGTGCAAATAATTTATATACAGAAGTAAACTGGTTTTATCCAAAAGATGGATCTGATCAAATTGATCGATGTGTAACTTATAATTATTCTGAAAACTGTTGGACGACATCGTCTTTAGATAGAACTACATATCAAGATCAAAGTGTGTTTGATAATCCATATGCTACAGATTACGATGATACACTAACACCGGTGTTCCCTGACATATTAGGAATTACAAATAAATATGGTGCTAGTATTTATTACGAACATGAACAAGGAA